TTCCATCGAAGTGAGGGGCGATACCTCCACTAGCAGCACCGGTAGCCGCGTTGAAGTTACCCTGCCAAATAGCGCGCTCCACACCTTCAGAGACTTTGCCCGCCAAGAATTGGAGCAAGAAGGTCTCAAAGTTTGGAGGCAAGCGGTCACCCACCAAAGAGCGTCCTGTTTGCATGGCCTCCCAATCCGAACGGAAGTCACCTTTGCAAAGCTCCTGGTTGACCTTCAACTCGGTTGGTGTCAAGACCACTTCGTCTAGGTCGAGGTCTGAAGCGGTAGCAGTAAAGTCGCACCCGTAGGCGTCGATGATTTCAGCCGCGTTGCTCAACTTCTTGAGTACTGCCTTGTATTTTACGTTCTCGTGAACGGTGACATACCCATTCGCAATAGTGTCAGCACTAAGAATCGCGGGGGCAATGTATGGCAACGCCAATGCCCCTGCGTAGGAACTGGAGTTGATGTCTAATGATTTAGCCATTTTGACTTTTTATTTTGAATAGATTTCGTAGATAGCATTGACGCGGTCTTTTGCGTCCAATGTCTTGATGTCAGAAAACGTCATGCGCTTTGCATTGTCCTTGCTCTGACGAAGGCCGTCTTCAGCGCGTTGGCTGGAGAGCATATCCTTCATTGTAGAAAGCTCGTCTTTCGTCGCTTCCATGTCTTTTGCAAACTCCTCCTTCGCTGCTCCGACTGCCTTAGCAATCATAGAAGACAACTCAGACTCTGAGAGGGTGTAGGACATCTCTTCCTTCTTGTCCTCTTCTTTGTCTTCAGCCTCAACCTTCTCTTCTTCCTTCTCTTCAGCTTCCACCATCTCGGCAATCTTGCCTTCTGCTACGACGGTCTTGCCGCCCTCTTCGTACTCGTATTCTCCGTCAGGGAGTGGCATACGCTCACCCTCTTCGTTGACGATAAATACATCAACGCCAACCGCAAAAGCGTCAGCGTCGGTATAGATTTCCGTGCCGTTGGCAAGAGTCTTCTTTGCCATCTCGGTCTTTTCATCTTTGTTGTCAGGAGTATCCTGCATCTCCTTCTCATCCTTGTCCTCTTTTTCGAGGTGGATAGAGTATTGGTCAAAGATGTCTTGAATGCGTTCTTTGAGATTCATAATAGTATAACGATTTGGGGGGTTAGGTTCTTACATTCCATCAAGCCTTTTGTGACTTGGGGTGCTTCTTAGGTAGTAGGTCATTGTCAGTCGTGTAATTCTTGTTCTCAGGTCTCCCATTTTTCACGATGTACAAGAAGGCATTGACACGGGCAAAAGCCCAAGCACTTGCGCTCTTGATTTTCGGGGAGTGGCTTACGTTGAACGCTCCTAGTCCTCTTTGAAAGACGGCTTTCAACATACCTACATTCACCCCATATCCTAGCTTGTCCTTGTAGCGTTCGTTGAAGTCATCGCTCTTTTGCTTCAAGGTGGCCTCGTCAGCCTTGCTCACCTTCGCGGATCGTGTATCACTTGCATCTCCTTTGGCCGTTCCCTTGCCCTTGGGGTTAGGGTTGGGCGTGGAAGACTTGGGTGCTTTCTTGCTGGGCTTGACTCCACCTCGTGGGCCTATCTCAGCAAGGTTGTGTTCTTTGCAAGGCATATACCAGGTCTGACCCTCGAAGTCGTGAGTATGGAACCCGTCACACCCGATGTCTTGAGCTGCCTTGATAGCTGCCTCTTTTGTGGAGTATGCTAGTCGGTCATCAATGATAGCTTGATGCTCGTTGACCACTCGGCTTTCAAGGTAGGTTTGTAGCATCTCCTCAAGAGCCACTAGCCCCAACTCCATCTCAAGAGCAGACAACAACTCCAACTCTCTGAGCTTGGAGGTAGCCCACCTGAGACCAGCCTTCCCACCCCAAGCGTCATACATCAACTTGCCACATCCGTCATCGTATGACTTGGACTTCTCAAGGTCTCCCGCGTGACGCTCTAGGTATGACTTCATTCTCTTTATCACATCCACGCTGACGGGGTCGCCCTTGGCTAGTTGGCTAGTCCTTTGCTTCCCGACTGCCGTGCCACAAGACCCCCACCCGTTCTTCTCTACATACTCCATCACTCTCTTTGCATTGTTCTTGACTGCATCAGGGTAGTCGGTGTAGGACTCGAAGACGTTGTACCCTGACTTCTTGCGCTTGTCTTTCTTTACGCCATAGCGATTCATGTCTTCTCGCTTCTCTACCTCCATGCGGTCTACAAAGAATCCCTCAATAGAGAACCCCTTGACCTTGCCTGACTTGATATACTCGTTCCATATCGCTTCATTGTCCACCTTGATAGACACCATCCAAGTACCTACGGGAGCATCAAGGCCGTACTTGCGGCTCTTGTCCATCTCGTCATCTTCTACAAGCCACGACTCTACAACATTGAGTCCACGAATCGTATGCTCGTGTTCAAGGGTCATGTTGGCTTGGTTGCCAAATGATAAGAATAACTCCATAGCCTTACGCACGGTGGACTTGCTGAAGTAAACGTAGTACTCTTCTCCTTCAGCGTCTTTGCGGTAGATAGGCTTGTCGGGGATAAGGGCCGCACCCATGACGATCCGCTTGTCATCATCGACCTTGGCGAAGTGTGCTATCTGAGCATGATGCTTCAGAGCGACAAAGTCGGACTCTATGGCGGGAAACTCCACGAGGCTTATCGCGTCGATGCCAAACAACTCGGCATCATCGTCAATCACTAGTTCTAGTATCTTCATCCTGGTAGGCTTGCTTGGTCTGAAATGAGTTGGTCTTGTTGTTGTGAGGTGGTGACCTCGTTGCTCAACACAAAGGCTTGAAGGTTGGTGCTTGCGCCATCGCCCAAGAAAGATAGGTCAAGGGTAGGGGCCGCACCCGTCCCCGTATTTGTACTCCCTCCTCCACCTCCTCCAGCCGCTGAGTCTGATACGCTTGCTGGTTCGGCAAAGGGCATAGGCGCGGGAGCGTCAAACTTTTGCTTCTTGATGGCGGCCACTTGAGCGAGGCCACTAGTCACCGCAATACCAGCAGCGATACCCGCCCTGATAGGACTTGTTGGGTCTCCCGGTATCAGTTGAGATGTGAAGGCTTTAGTTGCACCGAGGTAGGTGGATATGAGTGCTTGTGCAATTTGCAAAGCCTTCCCCCTGTTAAATGCTCTTTTTTGTGCCTTGGTCTCAAGGGCTTGTTCGTCATTGAGCTTCTTGATGAGAGCGTTCTTCTCAGCTACATTCTCGGTCTCATCTATTTGCTTTCTCAAAGCGGCCTCAGCCTCTTGGTCTTTGATGCTCTTTGAGCTGAAGGCTTCATTCAACGCTTGCAATGCGCTGAGACCCTCCATCGCCATTTGTAACTTCTGCTCCCTTTGCTCCCTTTCGGCTTGTTTATCAGCCAAGCGGTGAGCATCCGCCATCGCTTCAAGCTCGGCTTGCTGGGTGGCTAGAAGTTCCGTTGTGTCAAAACCATACCTATCGGCTTGACGTAGTTGCTCCTCATAGTGTGCGGCTAGGTCCGACAACTCTTGGTCTTGCGCGGCCTTGCGTATGCTCTCTTGGTCTCCTAGTAGGGTCGCTCTAAATGATGCCAACCCCGTCTCTCGGTCTTTTTGGGCTTGGGTGAATGCGATCCGTGCATCTTCCAACTCCCTCTCAAGACCTTGCGTCTTGGTCATCAACTCGGTTTGGAGACCTAGCCCCTCCTCAATGATGGCTTGTTGTTCTATTTGCAGCTCATTGATTCGGTTCGTCCTCTCCTCACTCTCCCCTTGAATCTCCTGCTCTTGTCTCAGTAGGCTTATCTCGCTCTCAATTAAGCCTTGACGCTTTTGCCTCAACTCCTCCTCTTGGGCCGCTGCCCTTTGAGCCGCTGAAATTCTTTCTTCTATCGAGAGGTTGAAGTCATCTGACTGCCTCTTCAGTTCTTGTATCTCAGCCCGTGAGGTAGCTTGCTCAAGATTCAAATCTCGTTGGGCATCTCGTAGCTTGATGAATTGGTCTGCTAGGTCTACCGCTGCGGTTCCATTCTCAACCATCGCAGGGATGACCTCTTCTTTGATAAACGTGGCAAGCTCAACAAAAGGCTCTTTCAGTTTCTTCTTGTTCTCCTCTTGCTTGACTACAAGGTCAGCTAGTCTCTCGTCAATCTCTCTGACACTTTGCTTTATCTCTGAAGCATCGCCCCCAAAAAACTCCTTCGTCCCTATGGCCGCTTCTAGAGCCGCCCTCTTGATGTTCAAGAAACTCTTTACCAAAGGATTGACCGCAGTATCAACAAGGGTCTTGAGGTAGTCGCCCAACTCAACGAATTTCTCATTCAACTTCTCAAGGGCTTGCTTGGGATTGTTAAAGGCATTGATGAGAGTGTCACCCAAAGGCAAGACGAGGTCAGCAAGCACCTTGAACGCACCACCGAGAAACGCCATGGCCTTCTCAACGGCATCGGTCACGGGCTTCAACTCCATCAACTTAGCTACAAGCCCACCAAAGAGAAGTACAATCGCGCCAACACCTGAAGCTATCATAGCCTTGCCTAGCAGTTTGAAGCCAACCTTGCCAAGGTTGAGAGCCTTACTCAGACCGCCAAAGCCCTTCTTCCCTTTCTTGCCTACATCACCAGCCTTGTCACCAATGTCCTCAAGTTCTTGTTTGACGTTGTTGAGTTGCTTGGTGATTTCACCAGTCTCCATATCGACCTCAAGGGTCATCACCTTTTTTGCGTCAGCCATCAGAATAGGTCAATCAGTTTGCACACGATCCAAAGCACGGCCATAGCATAAGCCAAAAGAAAGACTCCCGTAGCTAGATAGTCTAACCATCGTGGCACGGTGTAAGGTTTCTTCATAGGTTCTG